AGTGCTTGGTTCGACCTTCCAGCGCATCAGCGCCACTGGCACGGGCACGGCTACCACGCCTCGCCCGCTTCAGTCTGGTGACGCTGCGTATGGCGGCACGGTGGAGACGAATTCCACCATCGAGCCGACCTATGACGCGAACGGCATCCTTGTCGAGGAAGCCTTCAACGTGGCTGTGGGTCTGGTTTGGACTCCCGGCAACGATGACGAAGTGATGGTCATTTCGCCGTCTGCGCTGCTGGGTGTGAACCTGGACGTTGCGCCTTCGGTGTCGATGAACTTCTCATACGGCTGCACGCTGCGTGAGATCGGTGGCTAAGTTAGCTGTTGGGCAGCGGGTATCCGTCGCCTTCAACGGGCCTACCCCGGACTTGCGCGTGCCGAATCAGGCGAACGGCAAGGCTCCGGGGACGGGTCATTTTCAGACTTCCCCCGAAATGGGGGAGGTTCTGGAAGTGCGCGAGACGGATGGCGGCACGTTCTACCTTGTGCTGGTGGAGTTGGTGGTTCACCACGACATCGGCGGCAAGAAGCGTGCTGTGAAGTCGCTTCGCAAGCGCGTGATTCACGAATCGAAACTGACGGCGGTGTGAAATGAAGCCTTGGCACAAGACAATCAGATCGGACCGTCCCGGCAGTGCGCCTCAGAAAGCCATCCCGACCGACCGCATGGTGCGGTGGCTGGGCGAGGATAAGGTTCTGCATTTGCAGGACTGTATGCGCGGCTGGTACGGCTCACCAATCAACCTTGTGGATGTGCCGGGCAGTGTCTGGATTACCCGCGACGGTGACTTCGTGGGTAACTTCCGGCATGGCTTCTTTGCGTCCGCGTATGACTACTTTGCGGACCATCTTCGCGTCAACTGGCGCGAACTGAGCAAGCCGCAGTACGGCATCGCCCATGCTGGGTTTACGTCTATTTCTGACGCTCTTTCCCGCGCTTCGCAGGGCTACAGCCAGCGCAGGACGATCAACAAGGTTGGCCCTACCGGCGTTGTGGGCGTGACTTCATCCCTGTGGCGTGTTGGCCCTCAGCCTGCTGCTGGTGCGGCTGGCGCTGCGGCTCCGGGCGGTACAGCGCATGTGGATAGCAATACAGGCGGCATCCTGTACAACAACCCTGCCAGCGGGACGATGCACCTTGTAGGGGCTGACTTCTCGGCATCGGTCATCAACAACAGCTTGCTGATGTACGACCGACTGCACAGCGTAGCCAAGACGATGAACAGCACGGCCACGGAAGCGGTGACTGGTGACCCGACGCGGTATCAGTCCACAACTGCTACGGCGGATGACTACATTGGCGATAACTTTGGATTCGTGGAAGTCGGCGGAACGGCCCTTGCGGCTACCGCGCACAACTGGACCACTTGCCTGTATGAAGACCAGGACAACGCTTCGAGCACGCTGCCATCCCTGACCGGAAACAGTGGCGCGATTGTGGACCGACTCGATCATCCCGTGCAGCAGTGGTTTGCACCGCTTGCTTCTGGTGACGTTGGCATCAGGGCATGGACGCAGATGCAGTGCTCTGCTGCGGTTGCTACTGGAGCTATCAATTTCGTGGTCGGCCACCCGTTGGGGTTCATGTCGTTCCCGGTCATCAACAGCATTCTGCCGTTCGACTGGTTGACGAATCGGGATCAATCCCCGCGTATCTTCGACGATGCCTGCTTGGCGTTCCTTGAGCCACTGAAGCCCTCGACTACAGCCACGACCTACACGGGTCGCTTTCAGATGACCAACGCAGCAGCGTAAGCAATGAGCGACCAACGCACCCATCGCTGGGGGTCTGGTCGCTTAATTTCGACCTCGCTCCGTGAATTCTGGCAAGCGCCAGGATCGCTGGACGCGGCTGATCCGTCGATACCTAACCTGCCGCTGGAGACGCCAGCAGCCGCCGAAACCTCTGCCACGCGGGCACAGTCCAGTGGCACCCCATTCCGCACGCGCACATCCAGCAGCCGCAAGCGTGCCCCGACCCCGACCCAGGCGACGTTCACGCCTGCCAGCCAGCCGGCTGTATTCCCGGTTGCTGCACTTGGCGGTGCCGTTGTCCGCCGTCGCCGTGACACCACGAATCGCCGCCAGATCGAGATAGGCGACATCACTAGCGCACTGGTTGCGCCGCTGATCGGTGCCCTGCCGCGACCCAAGGCCAACGTGGTCTGGTTTGAGCGCACCATCCGCCTGCCGCAGCCGCTGGCGATTTACGCCCCGCCGACTGGCCCACCGCAGCCGGTATTCGACGCGCCCACTGCGCACCGCAGGGTGTCGCAGCGAAGGCGGCTTTTCGTCCCAGAACAGGCCGACTTCGCAGCAGCATCCGTCCCGCCGAGCGATGCCCAGGTATCGGGCGAACCGTTCCGCACGGTCAAGGGCCGGTCCCGTAAGCGCCAGCCTGACCTGCCGGCCCCGTTCTTCACTGTCGCAATACCGCCTGCGACGGTTACGCTGCCGGCCCCGACCGTCAAGCGCCGCCACGATGGCGAGCGCCGGCTACAGCAACCTCTGCTGGCTGCGTTCACTCCGGCCACCCCCGGCACTAGCCCGGTCACAATCGCGGCCCTAGCGGCTCGGAAGATCAACAAGCGCCGCCAGCGGCACGGCCTGCTCCTGTCCGGTGGTGCGGGAATATTCGACTCGCCGGCTGTCACCTATGCGGTTACGCCTGCCGCCCTGCACCAACAGGGGCAATTCAAGCGCCGGGATACAGAGCGCCGGTTGCAGTCGGTCACCCCGCTGGCCGAGTTCGCGGTTGCTGCATACACGCCAAGCGATGCGCTAGTCACTGGCGAGCCGTTCAGCACGCGCCTGTCTCGCTCGCGCCGGATGGTGCGTCCGCCGATTGCCGCAAACTTTGACGCTGCGCCGCCCGTAACCGCCCCGGTCGTCGCGCTGCCGATCCCGAAGGCGAACCGTCGCCGTCCGCGCCGTGGCGTGCTGCTGACGGGTGGCGATGGGGTATTCCAGCCGCCGTATATCGTCCTGCCCGCCCCCAAGGCGTTCAGGGTCGAGCATCGGCGCAAGCTGGTTAGGCTTCAGGTTCTGGCGACCTACGCGTTTGCCGCCCCGCCGACGTTCCCGGTTGTTGCACTGCCCGCGCCAAAGGCGTTCCGCACGCATGGGCTGATGCGGACCCTGCTGCTTGCGCCTGTTTGGTTCGATGTGCCGGCAACCCCTGCCACGGCAGACGGTGGGAACTCGGGCGGATGGTGGCCTGAATACCACTATGTCCGCCGTGTGCGCGATGTACGCCTACAGCGCCAGCGCAAGGTAGAGGCAGAACAGCGCGAGATTCAGGACGCAACAGACCGCGAAATTGCACGGCTGCTGGCCGAGCAGGAAGCCCGCGAAGCTGAAGCGGCTGACCTCGCCCGATTGCAGGCCCTGGCGGACAAGTACGCCGGCCAGAAGCTGAACCTGCCCAAGCCCGCCCGTGTGGCGATCCTGAACGCCTATGACGCTCGCACCCGCAATGCGCTGGAGCAAATGCTGCGCGTTCTGGATCAGCTTGAGCTTGAAGAACACCTCGCCCTGATAGCTGCACTGCTTCTGGACGATGAATGAACCCGACTAGCGGCGGTTTCCGCTTGACACGTTGATAGGAAAAGACTATATGGATACTACTGGCCTTGAGCCTGCAAACGCTGACTTAGAAGCCCCGGTTGATGCTGGCGAGGTGGATTCCAACCCCGCAGAGACCGAAGGCGCAGACCCTGCATCTGCTGCCGCTGAAACCGGCAAGCCTGAATCCCGCGACCGGGTACAGGAGCGTTTCGACAAACTCACACGCGAAAAGTACGAAGGCTTAAGCAGGGCCGAGCGTGCCGAATATAAGGCCCAGGAACTCGAAAGACGACTGGCCGAAATCGAAGCACGACAAACAGCGCCAGAAGAGACGGTCGCGCCGTCCACGGATTTCCCCACGCTTGAGTCGGTTGGATGGGATGAAGGCAAGTACATTGCGGCAGTAGCCCAGTGGAACGCCAAGCAGGCCCGCGAAGCTGCGAAAGCAGAAATCGAGGCCGAGCGTCAGGCTGCTAGACAGGCAGAGACTGAAAAGTCTTGGGCTGCAAAGCAGGCTGAATTCCAGAAAGCCAAGCCAGAGTACGCGGAAAAGGTGCTTGACGGCGCACAGCGCGGCAAGTGGGCATGTAGCGATGAAATGCTACAGGTCGCACAGGCTAGCGATATCGGGCCGGAAATCCTCCTTTACCTTGCTGAGAACGCGGACAAGTCCAGAGAAATCTACCGACTGCCGCCAAACCTGCAAGCCCGCGAAATCGGACGTATCGAGGCACGGATTGAGGCCGCAAAGGCCGCACCGCCTCCCGTTGTGAGTAAAGCCCCCCCTCCTGTTGGAGAGATTGAAGGCGCTGTTTCCGCATCTGACGCTAGAACGACAGACGCGAGCGGCGACAAGCTCTCGGATCAGGAGTGGTTTGCACTTGAACGTAAACGGCTTGCTCGCCGTAAATAAGAGGTATTTGCAGCCATTGCTAACACACTGTTGACCGTCTCGCAGATCACGCGCAAAGCCGCGATGACCCTGCACCAGAAGTCCACCCTGATCCGCTCGGTTAATCGTCAGTACGACGGCGAATTCGGCAAGTCTGGTGGCAAGATTGGCGACACCCTGCGTGTTCGTATGCCGAATCAGTACACCTACCGCAGCACGATGACCTATTCGGCTGTTGACGTTGCGGAAGAAAAGGTTGACCTGCCGGTTTCGACCGTTGGCGGCGTCGACATGCAGTTCACCTCGCAGGATCTTGCGCTGTCGCTGGATGACTTTAATGATCGGTTCATTGAGCCGGCTGTTTCGGTCATTGCTGCGAACGTGGAAAACACCTTCTTCCAGAACATGTACAAGAAGGTTTACAACGTGGTGGACGGCGATGCTGCGTCTTTCGCGTTTAGCCACCTGAACAGTGCGCGACAGGTTCTGACGGATAACCTTGCCCCCTCGGCCAAGCGTTATGCGGTGCTGGGAACGTCGCACGCGACTAAGTTCATGAACGACACCAAGGGCCTGTTCCATTCGGCGTCGAACATTGAGAACCAGTACGAGGAAGGCATCATCGGTCGCACGGCTGGCTTCGATGTGATGGAATCGACCATCATTGCGGACCACACGACCGGCACGGCGGCTAAGACCACGGGCTATCTGTCTAACGGTGCCACGCAGTCCGGCGCGACGATCACGGTTGACACCGGAACGACCACGTTCCTGGTGGGTGATGTGATTACCTTCGCTGGTGTATTCCGCGTTCATCCGGAGACCAAGCAGTCCACTGGCGTGCTCCAGCAGTTCGTGATTACTGCTAACTCTGGCGGCTCGGCTACTTCGCTGGCGATTTCGCCTTCGGTTGTGGCGACTGGCTCCAAGCAGAACGTGTCCAACACGATTGCCGATAACTCGGCCATTGTGAAGGTCGGCGCAGGTGCTTCGGAACTGCTGAACGGTTCTCTGGCGTTCTACCGCGATGCGTTTGCGTTCGTGACGGCTGACCTGCCGATGCCGAAGGGCACCGACATGGCGGCTAGCTCGACGTATGACGGCGTTACGGTGTCGCTGGTGCGTGACTTCGATATCGCTACGCGAGACTTCAAGACGCGCCTCGATATCCTGTACGGCTTCGCCGCGCTGCGCCCGCAGCTGGCCTGCCGTATCCACGCGGACGGTTAAGCCATGAGTGTAGGCATTCTGGGCGGAAACATCCGGGCCTTGGGCATCGTTCAGGTGACCTTCGACCCGGCGTCAATCGCAACCATCACCACGGCGGAGCAGTCAATGACTGTTCCTGGCGTCAAGCTTGGGGACTTTGTGTTTGTCTCCAAGCCCACCGCTACGGCTGGCTTTGGTGTTGTTAATGCCCGTGTCAGTGCGGCGGATACAATCGCAATTACGGCAGTCAACCCGACTGCCGGCGCGGTGAATCCTGCGTCTGAAACGTGGACTGTGATGTGGGCGCGGCCTTCGGGCAGCATCCCCGGCGCAGTGGGTGACTGATCGAAACAGGGGCGGGACTAACACCGCCCCTTCTTCTAAGGGGCTTTAATGCTTGCTTTAGAAATTGTTACGGATGCCCTGCGCAATATCGGGGTTATCTCAGAGATTGATACCCCTAGCGCAGAGCAGGGGCAGGACGGCGTGCGCCGTCTCAATGAACTCATGGCCTCGCTGGCAGAGGATGGAATCGACCTCGGCTGGGTTCCTGTTGAGGATACAGCCGATACTGTGGTTCTCCCTGCGGGCGAGGTTCGCTCGATAAAGGCGCTGCTAGGCGTCAATATGGCGTCTATCTACGGGGCAGAAGTCCCCCAGCAGGTAGC